GTTAATTCGTCGAGTGTCGCTTACTGGAATTAGTCTTAATACCATTCGTCCCTCTGCGCTCATTCGTTCCATTAACAGCTCTCCTTCAATTCTTCTAATCTGTCTACATTAAATCCAGACCAGGCGTTTTCGAAATATTTATCTAATGTCACTACTGGAAGCTGCTGAAAGCCGTTTAATTTAATTTCTTCTAGCTTTTCTGGATGTTCAGATACATCCACTAACTCAAATGGAATTTTATTTTGATCTAACCACATCTTTGTCATCTCGCATTGGATGCAGTTGTTTTTTGAATACACTTTAATTGTCATTTGTTTTTCCCCTTTAATCGATTGTTAGCCTCTCATGTTTTTCTGGATTGACATCACAATTCCTGCGATTGAACCAATTAACATCAACGAGAATATAATTACTAAGTAAGTAGCCACTGGCAGCACGACTGCAAACCATGTGATTGGCACTCCAACTAATTTAATAATTACTAAGATCATGCTTAAGCTTAATGCTGCTACAAACATATATGTTAGTAGTCCTGTTTTTTTATCATTCATCCTTATTCCTCCAAATCATTTCTTTTCTTAATCGCTTCTAGTTCTCGAATACTTTCTTTTCGAATTTTAATCCTTTCATTTTTAAAGGCTTCATCACCCATCTCTGATTGCTCCCAAAATAACAAAACATCTTTTTCTCTTTCGATGCTATCTTCAATACTGTTTACGTCTACTTTTACTTTTGTTTCCGCAAAAGTAGAGAACGTTTTATTGCATTCTGGACAGGTAAGGTAGAATTGCATGTCTTTTAGATTTTCAATTGTGAGCATGCTTTCTATGTTTAGCCTACTTTCACAATACGGGCAATATGTTGCGGTTAGTAGTTCCATTCAATCACTCCTTTAAAACGATATAACTCCAAGCAACTCTAAGATGCATAGAACCAAAAGTACAATAACCATAATCAAACCAATTATGAACGCTGCAAGTTTGCTTTCTTTTTCTATCAATTCCAAAAGACATACTACAATCAAACTACAAATAAGCTGAATTAAAATTCTCATTTAGTCTTCACCATTCTTCTTATCTTTAATCTTGATTTCAATCTCTACATGTCCATAGCTTAAAGGAATTTCACACGAATTATTTTCGTGTTTTCCTATGAAAAAGATTTCCCTACCTTCTTCAACGGATAGACATCGTGCGTTAAAATAATGCCTTTTTTCATTACCAATTCTTACAGTTACGTTCATTTACTTTTCCTCCGTTCTTTTGATGAGCATTGTCAAATGCTTTTCAGCCTTTCTCAAATCTTCATTCATCTTGCCTTTAGAAGGTGCGCGCAGCACGTACTTCAAGATATTTCCGACTAGATAACCATCTATCGCATTCTCGTATTTCGGCAGAAAATTATCCATCACTTCAAACACTTCTAATCCGTTTACTCCTCTGTAATGGCTTGGATGGTCAACAGCGTTGTTGTGTGCCCACTCTATTGCTTTTTCAAAATGTTCATTAACACTCATTTAATTCCAGCTCCTTCAAAGTATGTTTCGAGTCTATCCATTATTTTCTTTCTGGTTTGCCAGCCGATTTCATACGGATTTCTTAAGAACACATTCAATGTGACTGTTCTTACTTGCAGGATGTCTCTAGCCATGTGTTTGAAGTTGTTTTCTGAGTCAGCAATCATCTCTTCGATATCATCTCTAGTCTTCAACAAGATTGAATCATACAGTGCATCCAATCTGTTATGCCCAATGTTGCTATCCATCTTGTTAATTTTGAAAGGCTTAGGCGCTGCAGCCACTTCAACTACATTGCCTGTCACTCCATGCTCTTTCATGAATTTTCGTGCAGCTCCATAATTTTTGAATGTCATCGCTTCTTTCTGACTTGCTTTGAATTCAAAAGTGTAAACTGGATGGTGTCTGTTAAGGTATCCCATCATGCTGCTATGATCATTAATTTTTTTAAAGTACATATTGCCATGTTTAATTACAAATACCATACTCATTCTCCAACTCTGCCATTATTTCGATGTGGCTTCTGATTTTTTTCATAATGTAGCTATGTGGTTCGGATGTTTGGTAAGTTGCTATTATTACACTATTTCTATCTTCAATCAGACGGAAGCCGTACAGCTTCTCTAATTGAGCCACTTCCAACGCTTGCCAGATAGCTTTGTCTTTCTGTTCCTTCTGCTGCTCGATGTATGCTGCTGCATACGGAAGATGTTTATACATGCTCATTGCCTTAATGTTCTTCTGGCATTGCTTAGCTTCCTGCAGCATAACCATTACAGCTCTTGTAGTCCTTAACCCTTCAGACTTCATAATCTTTTCGAATTCTATCGCGTTCATCCTAAAACTCCTCTACAAAGTCCATTCGAGCTTTGAAAAATTTGAAAGTAGAGTCCATCAAATCTCCTTCTCTATTCTTCTTGATTGAGAATTTAACTCGTTGATAGCCTTCATGATTGGCTTCTGTTTCTTCATTGCTCAAGAAGCCTACTACATTCGAATCTTGCTCAATAGAGCCAGACTCTCTCAAGTCACTTAGTACTGGTGACTTATCCTGGCGCTGCTCCACTCCTCGTGATAGCTGCGATAGGATGACGATAGGAACTTGCTGCTCGTTTGCTAAGTTCTTCAATTCGCGTGTAATCTGCTCAATCTGCAGCCTTCTGTCGCGATTGTTGTTGACTTTAATAAGTCCTACATAGTCGATAACTGCCAAGTATTTACCTGGCGCTTGTCCTGCAGCTCGTTCTTTAATAATTCCTAGAATATGGTTCAATTCAGATACTGTGTCATATACTTTCAAGTCTTTGTGCTTAAAGTATTCGATAGTCGCTCTCACTAGCTCCTTATCGCTATCTTTAAGCATTTTATTCATCTTGCGTAAGTAGTATGTGTTAAGTGTCGTCATCTTTGCCACGAATCTGGAGAATACTTCTTTTTTGCTCATTTCCAGACTGAATAAGTCTACTCTTAAGCGTTCATTTCGTCTCAAAGCTCTATCAATCAGATTGATAGTCCAGGCGCTCTTTCCTACCGATGGACGAGCTCCAACAGTAACGAGCATTCCAGGGCCGATGCCTCCTCCTAGAGCAGCATCTAATCCGCTGAAAGTCTTAATGCCGTCCTCAATATCATGCTCAAGCTCATACTCGAATTGCTCGAATGTTTCAGCTAAATCACCAACATTCTTTTTGCGTGATAGCTTAGAGATTGCATTCAATAGTTCTAACATCTCAGCTTCAAGCTTCTTAGTTGGGAACTCTGTGTGTTCTGCTTTTACCTTCTCAAGCTTTGCTCTTAAATACTCACGATGTAGCTGGTTAGCCAGATAGTCCAATCCGCTTGTAGTCGCGTTTTCTTGCTGCAAGGCCATCAGATACTCATATCCGATAGTCTTATCTTTTAATTCAGCTCTTACTTTAGCGAATAGCTCCATCAGTCCATCTAGACGGCTGCCATTATTATTCAAGATTTCAAAGATCGTTTTGAAATTGATATCCGTAAACCACTCAGCTTGCAGATACGTTGATTGTGCCTTGTCAAAGTCTTGCAGTAGTGCTGCTATGATTGATTTCTCTAATTCAAAGTTATTCATATCAAGCCTGCCATTCTGAGCCATACAGCTCTCTCATCTTATCTGCTACAGATTGCCCAGAAGCTCCTTGTTGCTTAGTTCTAGCTGGCGCCTCGTTTAAGTAATCCTCGAATTTCTCACTGAATAGCGTTCTTGGTCTGAGATATTGATTCATCTTTTCATTGTTTAGCCACTGCTTACACTTGATATCAATCACTCTCTCGAAGTCTTCAACTGTGAATCCGTTATCTAGCAGCTTGTGGATTAGCTGTGCTGTCTTTTTAGTCTTAACAGAGTACTTCTTTCCAGTTCGTTTATTCAAATAATCAATAATATGTTTAGTCTCCTCAGTCCATACAACCTTGAGCGGTTTCTCCTCGGTGACATTATTCTCTGTAGTAGTCTCTGTGTATTCTCTGGTATAGGTCTGTTCAAATTGAACACATCCATCTGTTCTATTTGAACACATCGTCTGTTCATTTTGAACACATCGTCTGTTCACTCGTTGATAGTCGATGGTGTACCATTTTGTTTTGTCAAATTTCTTTTTGTTGAAATTCCCTATTTTTATGATTTTTTGTTTCTCTAAGCTCCCTAGAGTTCTTCTTATAGTCATTGCTGACCAAAAAGGGAACTCTGTTTGCCACTCTTCAAGCGTCTTATAGAACCACTTGGCTCCTTCAAATTCATTAGCACTCTTAAGTAACCAATAATGCATTTGTTGGAGCATAATCGCATCATTTAAGCCGATTTCTTTAGCAAGCGATGGCAGCACTTGTAAAGGTGGTTCGTTAATTAATAACCGACTCATTGAATATCCCCTTCCAACGTGTTATAATAACTTTAGTTAATATTTGTATGACGGCTTTTATAAGTCGTCTTTTTTTTTTTTCTTTCAAAAATCTTCTTCACAC